ACTGATACATCCAGGTCACATTCTTGGCATCCAACTTGATGCCCACAATGTTAGACTCCTTGCCCTTGGTCGAGCAGGTCAGGTTCGGGCACTTCATGTTCGTAAACCGAGGGAGAGTTGCGTCATACTTCAGGTAAGGGTTGATCGAATACTGAATCGAGGTATCTTGGAGGAGGTCGTGGTCATACACGATGGGATTCTCTGTTGTGATCTGTTCCTCGTAAGGACACAGCCGGCACTTCAGAAAGGCCGTCTTGTCCCGCTCCTCAATCGAGTACATCATGTTGTCGCACTGGTTACAGAACTTCATTGTGCTTTCGACTTCTTATCCATAAACGTATCCATTTTTTTCGCGCGTTCAAAACGGATGGAGCCGGGGATTCTTGTCGGGGGGTACTAACACAGGATGTCCGCCTCCAAGCTGCTTCAGTTTCTGAACGGCACGGGAAATGATAAGGACAATGATAAGAAACGCTTCGGTCGAAAGGCCGAGGGCGACAAGGCTACACATGCCTCGATGACGGGTGGTAGTTGGGCGATTCCTGATGACGATATCGACGAGTTCTATCGTCTGTATTGCGACCACGTTCGCAATCATGGACCTCTTCACCTGACGGAGAAGAGTACTCGTATCGGCGCTATGCGTATTGATCTTGATTTCAAGTACGATGGTCGACACGATGAGCATCTCCACAAGCAGGCGCAGGTGGTAGATTTCGTCAAGGCCGTTATGGTTGAGGTCAAGAAGTATCTAGTCATCAACGAGAACGTCGAGATCTTTGTGAGTGAGAAGCCGGAGCCGACGTACTATGCGGCAACCGAGAAGAAGCCGGAGTATTCGAAGTCCGGTCTGCATATCGTTATTCCTGGACTCAAGACCAACCGGTTTGTTGAGGAGGCTATTCGGCTAAGCTTACTGAAGCGGATGCCCGACTTCTTCCCCGACCTTCCGCTGTCTGACAAGTGGGACAAGGTGTATGATCCATCCCCGCTGACACATACAAATCTCTGGACTATGCTAGGATCGAAGAAGAAGGAGGGAACGCCCTATCAGATCAAGTACATTCTGAACTGGGATTTCGACTCGAGTGAGGTCAACGTTGACAACGAGGTTCCGATTCTCGTGACTCCTGAGCTCCTGACGAAGATGTCGGTTCGGTCTCCCGCCTCGTCTGAGACGGAGATGACGGAGGAAGCGAAGACTCGGTTTGCCAAGAAGGCGGAGATCGAGCAGGTTCGGGCCTCGATGGGTGGTCAGCAGCGTGGTCGTACATCGACTCGTGAGGACGGTGAGAAGAAGGGTTCTCGTGCCTCGACTCCTGAGCGAAATGTCTATCGTAGTCCTCTCTCTGAGGATATGATTGAATACTACAGACGCCATGTGAAGAATCTTGCCGAGTTTCGTTACAACAACTACGAGGATTGGATCAAGGTCGGAATCTGCTTGAAGAATATTCACCCTGATTCACTTGAGCCTGTGTTTGAGGAATTCAGCAGTCAGTACGATAAGTTTGATCCTCGTGAGACTCAGGCAAAGTGGAACAGCTTCAGTTTCCGGACAGATGGTCCTGTTCTCGGCGAGCGGAATCTTCGGGGGTGGTCTCGTAATGATAATGCAGGTGAGTATGAGAAGATTGAGATGGATAATATTGAGAAGTTGGTGGAAGAGGCTGCAAAGACGATGACTGAGCACGATATGGCACGCGTTGTGTATGCCATGTTTCGCGATGAGTTCAAGTGCTCTGATTATGCTCAGAATGAGTGGTATGGTTTCCATGTACACGTGTGGCGTCTTACGAAGAAGGGAGTTGGTCTCATCAAGCAGCTTTCGAGCAATGTATGGAAGAAGTTTGTCGAGAAGGAGAATGAGATGGGTTCACTGAAACTAACCACAGATCCCTGTAGCTGTGGTGGTAAAAAGAAGGGTGAAGAGCCTACTGATCCCTGTCAGATGTGTAGGATTGAGAAGCAGAAGCAGAAGTATATTGATGCACAGAAGAAGCTGAAGACCACAGCCTTCAAGAAGAACGTGATGGAGGAGTGCCGTCTTCTGTTTCTGGACGAGGAGCTGGCTGTTCGACTTGATGCGAACAAGAATCTGATTGCCTTCGACAACGGCGTTCTCGACACGCTGACCATGGAGTTTCGGGATGGTAAGTCCGATGACTACATGAGCTTCACCACAGGTATTGATTATCACAAGGATCGCAAGTATTCTGATTACCCCTGCTGGCCTGAGCTCGACAAGTTCCTCCGGAGCATTCTGCCTGATCCCGATGTCCGCGAGTACTTCCTGGCTCACCTGGCGACCTGTATGGTCGGTGGCAATCCTGCTCAGAAGTTCCATATTCTGACGGGTTCGGGATCCAACGGTAAGTCGATGTTGATGATCCTCATGGCCACCTGCCTCGGAACCTATGCGTGCAAGGCCCCGATTACCCTGATCACCCAGGATCGCGGTAAGGCTGGTGTTGCCTCTCCTGAGCTGGTGCGCATGAAGGGCAAGCGCTTCGTGACCATGCAGGAGCCCGAGCAGGGTGCCAATATCAAGACGGGTCTGATGAAGGAGCTCTCGTCTTGCGAGAAGATTACCGCTCGTGATCTGTTTGCTGGCTCGAAGGAGATGATTGATATTGACATTCAGGCCCACTTCCACCTCTCGTGTAACGACAAGCCGAAGGTCGATGCCCAGGATGGTGGTACGTGGCGTCGTCTCTGCGTCATCAACTTCCCCAACAAGTTCGTTGCAAATCCAACCAAGCCCAACGAGCTTCCGGAGGACAAGACGATTCAGATCAAGGTGGAGTCGACCGAGTGGGCGGAGTGTATGATGAACTACCTGATCGCAATCTTCCGTGAGGGCAATGGGTTCCGTAAGCTGACCCCTCCGGAGAAGGTTCTGCAGTACACCAATGAGTACAAGGATGAGACAGACGTGATCGGCCGATTCATCCGTGAGTATGTTCACGAGTTGGAGGAGGGTGAGGAGATTAAGGGTGTGACGACCGGTGAGATGAACCGGGCGTTTCAGGAGTGGAAGCGCGAGAACCAACTGTTCCAGGGCTCAACGACGGAGTTGCGTACGCGTATGGAGGCTACTTACGGTAAGTTCCCCGGGCGCGCCGGTTGGACTTCCTTCCGGTTCGGCGCCGCTTGATCGACTTGCGACGACGACCCGATCCATAGGGTCCAGGCTCTGCAGGCGAAGCAGGGGGCGCGACAGGAGTCCCAGGCTCACTCGACTTGAACGGATTGGTCCACGTGCTAGGATCTAACCAAGCCATTTATAAATTCTAACCATTTTTTAATGACAGGAACCCTGAACATCATCCTTGACATTGACAACACCTTTGTCGAATATACGCATAGCAAGGATGGAAACTGGCAGAAGCTCAGTCCTGCGGAAAAGGACAAGTATATCTTCGTAGGAAACTCTGAGGCGGGCGAGGGATTCATTCTGCGTCCGTACTTCAAGGAGTTCTTTACGGAGCTGTCGAAGATGGCGAAGACCGTGAGTCTCTGGACCTGGTCGGACTGTCCGTATGCAGAGTCGGTGAAGGATATGATTGAGGAGCGGACTCCTTGCCGTATCTCGAACGTATGGTGCGACGAGCATGCCGAGGCGGCAGGAGATATTGGCGGACAGGGCAAGGATCTGAACTACATTTGGTACACCCAGAACAAGTTTCAGCCTTGCGATACGATTCTGATTGATGACTTACACTCGAATATTCACAACGGAGCAAACTACCAAAATGGTATTCAACTTAAGAAGTTTGCCTTGTGGAATCGCGTGACAAAGAAGCAGCCGTTTGGACCCTATACAGATATGTCGGAAGACGAGACACTGTTAGAGGTGCTTGGAGCCTTGCGTGATTTGGATGTTAAGAGGAACCTGTGTCCGGAGGGCGAAGAGGAGACCGCCCATCCGTTTGAGGATGCCTTGGTTGTTGGTGGTCGTCGGCACAAGACCTATCGTCGGAAGCGGGCTAAGCCATCTAAGACCGCGCGGCGCCGATCTTCGAAAGCACGTAAGTACGGAGGAGGCCGATCGTGAAGACCACCAGGGCGAACGACAGCACCAGGTTCACGAAGGCCGTCAGCAGATCACCGACCTTGAGGGTCACACCACCCATCGTAACCGTGAAGGCAGAGACGCCCTTGCCAGCCGACGCCGCGGGCGCCAGGATGGGCGTAATGATGTCCGCAGACAGAGCCTCGAAAAACTTGCCCACCACACCACCCAGGTAGAACGCTGCCGTGAGGATGATGATGTCGCGAGTGTCCAGCATTTTTATTAAGACGCGTATACTTTATTTCGTAAAGACAATGGACACCCGCTTCTGGGGACCAAGTGGATGGCAACTCTTCCACTTGATCGCTTTTAAATCTCCCCATCCCGACGACACCCTGAATCTTATGAAGGATGTTCTGCCCTGTAAGTTCTGTCGTGCGTCCACCACTGAGTTTGTTCACAAACACCCCCTCCGTGGCGACCCGGGCAAGTGGATGTACGAGATTCACAACATGGTGAACCAAAAGCTTCGGACTCAGTGCAAGGACGATCCTGCTGTGGTGAACCCTGGTCCTGATCCTTCCTTCGCGGAGGTCAAGGCCAGATACGACAAGATGAAGAAGCCCACGGCCGTCCCAGGCGCGGACTTCTTGCTGTCGGTGGCTGCGAACTACCCCGAGAAACCCGAGCCGGAACAGATGGCGGTCCAGCGTCAGTTCTTTCGTGCCTTAGGTGAATCCTACCCCTTCGAACAGCTTCGCAAGATTGTCAAGTCTCATGGAACACCTGATCTGGAGTCTCGTGAAGCCTATATGAAGTGGATGTACAACTTAGTTGAGGCTCTGGCTAAGAAGGTTCATACTCCGGTTCCTTCGTATCGCGGCTATGCACAACGGATCGCGTATTATCGGAGCGGTTGCTCCAAGAAGACGTATCGTGGAAAAACGTGTCGTAAGAGTGCTGGGGGTCGGACCAAGGATCGTGATCATCGGGCGACATATCGTGTGAGCCATGAGCATTTACTTTGATTTAGTTTTCACTGCCTCGGCGAGACGGGCATGCTTAGCTGAATACACCTCAGCCTTCTTGTCCTTCGCGGACTTCTTCGTCTCCTTTCGTGTTTTCGGCGTCTCTCTATCCATTCTGATGATAACTCCTTATCATTTGGATGTGAGGATTTCGTTTTTAATACATGTTGCCACCCTTGCGCGACTTGCGCGACTTGCGTCCACGGCGCGTGCGACGGCGACCACCCGTCGGGGAACCCGCCTGGGAGTCCGTCGGGCTGGCGGAACCAGGGCCGGCGAAGGACAGGTCCGAGCCCGCGCCGAACGAGTTGAAGGGCTGGACGTCCGCGCCACCCTTGTACGTCTTCTTCGCCAGCTTGAGCACCTCAGAGAACTTCTTGCCCTTGTGCGCCTTCATCGTGTGCTTCACGTGGGAGAGCCACTTGTTTGCCATTTTGTTTAGTGGACAAGACATTAATTGCTGTCAGGGCGGGCACGAAGACCCTGAGGTTTTCCCACAAATCCTGGGGCGACCCGGGTGGTCTCGAAGAGAATCCACTGGCATCCGTAGGCAAACGCAGTGTCCGGATTGACGTTCGAGGAATCAAAGACAGGATCCGGGGCGACGATACTAATATTATTGCGATTGAAGGCGACCAGTTCCGGCTGATCCCGAGGGTGAATCGCCTGTCCATACGTCAGGTGGCGCAGGTGAGACTCGGACCACGAGATATTGAGCATGTCTCCCAGCTCTGTACCCTGAATCCCTCCAGAGACCAGGATGAGCTTGTTGGCCAGGTAGTCCATGGGCAGAGAGTGAACGTTCTCCTTGAGTTCGAGAAGATACTTGCGATTGGTGGTCCGGAGGATCTCCGCGGCCTTGTTCAGGGTGACGCTGTTGGTCACGTGAGGAACGATCGACAGAATGAAGGGATCCTTGTTAGGAAAGGCCTGGTTCAGAGCCACACAGACCTCATCGAAGGTCCAGTACTCATAGGCATAGTCAAAGCTCGGATCAATGCGGGCCTTTGCCACAATAGGCTTGGCGTTTTCATCAGCATAAAGATGGATTTCCAGAAGACGACGACCGCTTGCGACGGTCTCATTCGGATCGGCGTTGGTCGTTCCCGAGCAGTAGTAATCACAGAGGCGCATACGAGGTCCGATCATCGCGTCTTCCTCGGGATGCTGATAGTCCCGCCAGATCGAGTATCCGAGGACTCCAATCAGTCCAGCTGCTATCAGGGCTTCCATTACTCCTTGGGCATAGTAAAAAGCAGATTGCGAAACCCGTTGACTATGTCGTCGGGAATCTGTGTCTCCATCGGAACTCCCAAGAGACAGGCATAGTGGAAGTACAGGCAGTACATTCCACACTCCGAATCCTTGAACTGGTGACGAGTGGAGTTGTATGACATCTTCATCGGCTTTGAGTGGATCTTCGAGGCGTCCCACTGCTCCTTCCATCGCTTCATCAGGGTCTGGATCTCCTTCTCAGGTGTGTGGGCATACGAATCAAAGTACGTGACACGAGGAAACTCCAGCTCAGGGCGGACATCGCAGAACAGGGCGACCCAATGCTCACCCGGTCCATCGTGAGGGTCCGTGTTGAAGATGATGCCGATCCGATGGTGTCCCTTGTTGTAGAGCTCCGTCAGCTTGATACTGCAAAGCGTCGAGACAATACACTTCTGCGTCTCGGACTTCAGATCAAAGTCAATGGGGACACAGCCAATAAAACAATAATCCACAAAGATGTCCTCGTAGTTCTTCTCAACTGCCGCAATATCATCGCTCGACAGCCACTCGTAGCGATTGACAACCCACTCCTTCGGAGCCCGAGGACGACGAAGAAGGGACGAAATAATGCACTCGGAGGTTCCCGTATTGCACTTCTCGTGAAGACGAGACTGAAGCTGTTGCCATTGTTGTTCGGTGGTTCCCTTCGGAATGGGAGGCTCTGACTTATGTTCCTTGTTGTAGACCTCACGAAGTCGGTCGACCTCCTCCTCGTCAAGCCAAGACATCCTTGTTCAAAACGGATAGTTTATTGCGAAGATCTTGACAGTCAGTACGATATGGATTCTCTTAAGTCTCTCCTCACACGCTACGTGGATGTCGGCAAGCGCCTCAATGATGCCAATCAGCATATTAGCGAGCTCCGTGATCACCGCCGAACGATGGAGCTCGACCTGGCTGCCCTCTATGCCAGTTCTCCTGAACAGCTGCCCGAGACGATCGAGCTGAAGAGTTCGGAGATGATGTTTAAGGTCAAGAAGCCCAATGAGTGGAAGAAGGGGTGGTCACTCTCTAAGAAGGAGCTGAAGACCTACCTCGCAGAAATCGTTCCAGGCAAGGGCGAGGAGATTATGAAGGAGATTGAGCGGCGACATGAGCCAAAGTTGGTGGAGACAGATTACGGATTTGAGTTGAAGGTGAAGCCAAAGGACTGAGATTGTCCTCAATTTGATCAAGTGCGTCTTGAAGTTCCTGAATGTGACGCTTGGCTATTACCAGGTTTTCTTGAGCAAGAAATCCACCCTGGATTCGCTTCATATTCGAGACGAACGAACCATTCGTAACCAAAACACGCGAAGCCAGGGCAAACAGAGGCTTCACCATCAACGTGATATGAATATCACCAACACAATATTTTTAAATGCCATCGTCTTGGCGGTTGACGAAGTACTCACGCATCTGGTCGGCGACCTTGCGATCTGTCACCTCGAAGACTCCGAACCAGTTGACTCGAACAATCTTTTTGATGTCGGGGATGTCCTTCACGATCAGGTGGCGGTCGACGTACTTGCGATTGGCGGTCGTGCCGTGGAAAAGATGGTATATCTTGCCGGGAACACAGGCGATACGGGGCTTGGGATTCTTCTTGTACTCCTCGAAGGTGTTGAGAAAGGCCGTCTTGATAAAGTTTGGCTTGAAGTCCACACCCAGCCAGGCGGCGCTTGACATGGTGTCTCCGCTTCCTGTGAGACCATACTCGTAGAACCCGTACGTGCGGAACCACTTGCGACGGAAGGCCCAGGCAAAGCCAGGATGGTAGGTCGAGTCGTAGGTCTTGGTCCTGTCCATCAAGACCGCAGACTTCCGTTCTTGCAGAGCCTTGGTGTAGGTGATATCCATCCATAC